CCCTGACCCGCCAGCAGGCGGTCGAAGCCGCCCGTGAGAACCCGGCGGCGTTCGTGGCCCTGTGCATCGGGAAGCCCGTAAGCGCGCTCCAGCGCGAAATGCTGCACCACGCGCTTGTCCACCTTGATTGGTACGCAGAAATCCCACGCGGCCACGCCAAGACATCCACCTACGCCTATCTCGTCGCATGGTGGTTAGGGGTCCGACCCGATGCCCGGTTCAAGATCGTTTCACAGAACGATGAAACCGCATCGGCTACCAGTCGGTTCATCCGCGACATCATCCGCAGCCGACCGTACCAAGCCGTGTTCCCGAACGTCACCCTGAAGCCGGGTGAGGACACCGTGACCGCGTGGAGCATCGTTTCGCCGGGGCTAGGGCCGCGTCGTGACCCCTCCGTGCAGGCTTCCGGCGTGTTCGGGCGAACGGGCGGACGCGCCGACGTAATTTGGTTCGATGACCTGTGCGACCTGCGGAACTCCGTGTTGCAGCCCGCCCTGCGCGAGCAGGTGAAGGAAGCCGTATCGAACGTGTGGCTCCCGATGCTGGACCCGTCCGGGCCGCACCCCAGCCGGGTATGGCGCAGCGCAACCCCCTTCCATGTCGATGACCTGACCGCCGACTGGCGCAAGGAATGCGAAGGCAACGGCACCCTGCTGCGCCGCCCGTGCATGGGACTGCAAAGCCCGTGGCCGGAAGTATTTACGCCTGAATTACTCGCCAAGCGTCGCAGCGCGATGGGGCCGATGGGCTACGCCCGCGCTTACGAACTGGTCCCCCTGTCCAGCGACCTGCTGGTGTTCCGCCCTGAATGGGTGCGGTACTACGACCCGGCAAAGATTCCTGCCGTGACCCGGACCATCGCAGCGATTGACTGGGGCTATGGAAAGAAGGCGCAGGAGCGGGATGATCCCGACTACAGCGTGTGCATCGTGGGGGAAGTGGACTTCCACCGCAACCTGTACCTGACCGACATCCTGCGCGTGCGAGAGGCGTTCCCGGTGTTCGCAAAGCAGGCCGCGTCCCTGCTCTCCCGCCGGGGAGCGTCCGTGGTACTGGCCGAAGCCAACGGGCCGCAGAAGGGCATCTTCGATTCCTTCCGCGACATCACCACGCAGCCCATGCTGGCCGTGGAGCGATCCAGCGACAAGCATCTACGCGCAGCGGGGGCGCAGCCGTTCGTGGAGCAGGGCAAATTGCTGTTCCCGCAATCGGGCGACGGCAGGGTGTTGCCCGCCTTCCAACCCGTCATGGACGAAATGATGGCGTTCCCGGCAGGCTCACACGATGACACCGTGGACGCGGTGGTAGACCTGTGCGGGGAAGCCGTGCGGGGTTCTCTCACGCCAACTGAACGCAACGCGGGGCGGATTGAACGCCCGGACGCAATCGGGCAACTGTTCGGTGCGCGTGCCCCCAAGCGTCCGTTCTTTGCGTGAAGCATTGCATGGGCAATGCAGGCGGATACCATCCGCGCATGGCCGACATCGACCTGACCCCCACGGAGGAGATGGCATCGAATGCCGCCCGTGGGCTGGAACTGCGCGAGAAGCACGGACGCGGCGGAACCGCCGTGGGCGTTGCCCGCGCACGCGACATCAAGAACCGGAAGAACCTGTCCCCCGACACCGTTCGGCGGATGCACTCGTTCTTCTCGCGTCACGCTGGGAATGAAGCCGGGGGTGAAGATGATGCGGGGTATATCTCGTTCCTGTTGTGGGGCGGGGCCGCAGGACGATCATGGGCAAAGCGCAAGAGCGCACAACTTGACAAGGACGAAAACGCAATGAGCGACACGCGCAAGGAAATCATGGAACGGCTTGGCATGGCGGCGCACCCCGGCGCGAAGGCGAAGATGGGCGGCATGAGAGGGATTGGTGATTGGGCGGTTTCGTTCACAAACATTATTGTTGAAAGACTGCCCGAACTCCGTAAGTTGGCTCGGGATCTAAAAGCAAGCATCAAGGTTTCGTCGCCATCTCCAAATGGCTATGTGTCTGGGACGATCACAAGAAAGTACGGATCATCGGAAGCACCCGATTTGATGGCAAGCGGCAAAGTCAAGTCAATGATTCAGTCGCTTGGCGGACAGTTAGATTCTCGTCTTGCAGGCTTCTCCCGCCCCGGCGCGAAGGCGAAGTATCAAAAGGAATACATCCTGTGGGCATTGCCGAAGGGCGAAACGGATCGCCTTGAGGAAAGGCCGATTGCGGAGGGGATTCAAACTCCAAAGCAACTGGACGAAGCCAAGCGCAAGGCCGCTGCCGCCGGATGGCATGGCTTTCGCGTGCAGATCCTTGACATGAGCAAGCCGTTCCGGTGGATGTCCCGCCCCGGCGCGAAGGCGAAGATGGGCAAGTGGGAATCGACGCTGACCAAGAAGCACGGCAAGACGATTGAGGAATACACGGCTCGTCTGAAGGGCGGGATGTTCAAGATCGAAGTGGGCGAGGGTTCAGGTGGGCCATACGCCATTCTGTATCGGTGGGATGACCTGCGCGGCTTGGAGCGAATTGCATCCGGAAACTTGCAGTCGCTTATGCGGCAGGCCGAAAGCATGGGAGCAAAGGAAGCGCGTGGCGTGGCGGCTGTTGAGCGGCTTGCGAACTACGCCCGCCCCGGCGCGAAGGCGAAGATGGCGAAGTATCGCGCCTTTGTTTATCGGGGGTCGCCGCGTAGCAATGTGCTTGTCAAGGCGACTGAATGGATGGACAGCGCAAGCGCAGCCGAAGATGCAGCCAAGCAGATTGCGATGTCATTTCGCGGGAAGCCGGGGTACAACTCAAACGATTACTTTGCGGACATTGCGCAGGAAACTCCTGAAGGCGCAAAGACCGTGAAGAACAATGTCCGCTTCTCCCGCCCCGGCGCGAAGGCGAAGATGGCATACGCACCATCGGAATCCGATATGAAGAAGTGGATGAAGGGATGGACACTCCGACTGCCGATGGTTCCCGATGCTGGTATTCGGCACTTCAATTCGTTTGAGGAAGCCAAGCGGTATGGCGATGCCAAGTGCGGTGGATTCAGTTGCGAGATTTCGTACGATGGTCGGCGGGTTGCCAGCAAAGGCGCATTGAGTCCGGAAGGATCATGGACCAAGCACTCCCGCAAGGGTACGAAAACTGGGATGCGTCGAATGACGCAACAGGAAACTTCTCATCTAAAGGCTTGGATTGGGAAAAACTTTCGCACAACGGAAGAAATGATGGATGCGATGACCAAGATGGAAAAGGTGTTTGAGGAGGACAGCGAGCATTGGGAATCGCGTAGTTGGCCCGAAGTCGCAAAAGCCGCAGGCGTGTGGTCCCGCCCCGGCGCGAAGGCGAAGATGAGCAAGGCGACTGACGCACTTGATTACATCAAATCTAGCATTGCGAACGGCAAGACTGTGTATGTGCAGGCCGGGTCGCGTACCACAAAGATCACGCCGCAGACTTATGCGAAGTGGGAAGCGTCCGGTAGACCGCTTTTCAAGATGAGCAGCGATGGTGCGCTGTTGATGGCAAGTGGCTCTTCATATGTTCGGCTCACCCTTGCGGACGAAATGCTTGCCCGTGTTTCGGCAATGTCCCGCCCCGGCGCGAAGGTTCGCAACGCCATCCGCGAAGGCGAGAAGGTGAGCGCGTCCGACGATGCCGTGTCGCGTAAGATCCGCAAGTTGATGGACGAAGGCAAGCCGCAGAAGCAGGCTGTCGCCATCGCGCTTGACCTTGAGCGTAGGGGCGAACTGTGAGCAAGAAGCGCGGTCAAAACCCCAACCCGTTGATGAACGGGCTGACACCGGACGAGCGGCCCCGCAAGCCACTCCCGGCCCCGGTTGACCGCGCACCGTCTGCACCCCTTGCTACCCCGGTCGAAGTCCAGCGGTCATTCTTCACGACCGCCGACAAACTGCTCCGCAACAGCAGTTTGGCGTATCGCCTGAACCCGCAGTATCAGATGATGATGCGGGCGGATGCGGACATCGAAGGTGTCCTGCGGTCCCTGCAAGTCACGCTGGCTTCCCTTGAATGGGCAGTCATGG